GGCAGATGCCGCAGGCGTCACTGAAGAACAGCTAGAAACACTTCATGCTGTGTTCCGTTTGTCCACCAAGATCAGCGGAGAAAGACTGGTAGCAGATGCAGCGGCGGGCACATTGAAACAAACTACGAAGGGTTTCACACTCGACAACGCCCTCTCAAAAGCCTTCAACCTTGCTAGAGGAATGGTCAGCACGGAATACGTTGCAGCAGAAGTCGCTATCAGATACGCCGCTCTCGCAAAGGGCAGGACGCTGGAGTTCTTGGTAAAAGACCCACGCTCCGCAGAAATCGTAAGGAACCTGTTGAACGATCCGACAAATGTGGACCCACCTGATGCACTATACTTTGCACAGAGTCTTATCAAGTTTGTAGGAAGAGACATTCCACGCGGACTGCTTGAAATCGACGCGACGGACAGCGACTACATAATGGAATACTGGAAGAGTCAGGGCATGGTTTTCGATGTGGATGACCGTGGTGAACCTACAAGATAGTCAAGGGAGAAATAGACTATGATGAAAAAAACATATATGAATGGTCAGCGTAAGGGCATGATGTACGGCGGAAACATCCGGAAGCCGCAGATGGCTATGGGTGGATCGATGAAGCCTGTGCCAAAAGAAAACAAGGGGCTGGCAAAGCTACCAACCCCCGTCCGTAATAGAATGGGCTTCATGCACCACGGTGGCAAGGTCTAGATATATCTAGCTGACTTGTCTATCGCCTCGTCTGACCAAGACTTCAAATATCTCAACAGGGTTGCTATGGAATGCCCCCCATCGTATTCCGGCAACCCGTTGTTTATTACGCCCTCAAATTCTTCGGGCTTCACGGATTCACACAAAAGTTCAACTCTTCCGTCGTTTAGTAAATTTGCTTCAAATTTAAACAGCGATGCTTTGTTTGACATCAGACAACTCACTAATAGGTAGGTTGTAGCAATCAGCCTTGAATAGAAAGCCGTTTGCGGGGTCTACGTCACCCCGTTTATACTTTGTTGCTTTTGTGTAGAAGTCAGTCTTATTTATTTCGCCCAAGACCCACGCACGTGTGCCGTACTCTTGGCCCCCTATCCTGATCCGTACAAAAATGTACGAGTCACAATCCTGCTTCGATCCGTGTGCGGCTACTGAACAGTCGTAGTGAGGAAACGGACGAGTGCGGCACCGCTTCGTCTTCACGTCGATACGCCTACCGTCTAGGAGTAGATCATAGTCGTGCGTATTCGCCTCTGTAGCCCCTGTGAGGTCGGCTACGATAAGCTCGCCTATGGCACCTACCACATGACTAGCACTGCCCGTGATACTGCCCTGTAGGACGCCTACGGTGGCAGTTTTCTTTTTTGCACGTTCAACTAACTCAGGCGTTATCTTTACTTCGATCAACGATCTTTCTCCACTCTTCATAGCAGGGATGATTCCGGGGGGGATTGTATTGAACCCATCCCTTACCCTGCTTCCATACGGGGGGTTTATTTTTTTTATCTGTCACAGATTAGTATCCTTTTTGTGGCATTCCACAGAAAAAGTAAAGTATTCGTTGTCTTCCCAGCGCGTCCAGCTGTCAGCCATCATTTCACACTGTGTTTCGGTCATGTCCTGATTAAGAACAATCTGATTGCCAACATACTGCCACTCATCACCCGTGAACCCCCACACGCTAATCACTAATACAAATATTTTACCCATCACTGCCCTCACGTTTTCTGTCCTGTTTGAATCTGTGTTTGAAGAACACCACAAGATTTATGACGGTGTTGACAGTGATAGCCCCTATGAGCCACCACTGCCACCACGTAGGCATGTCTCCCCCGTCGGTCATGCCGCATTCAAGTCCACTACTTCACACACACCTGCCGTACATGCAAGCTCACGAGAGCCGGATGTGTTGTCCTCTCGCTCATACTCAGACAGAGCCTGCCAGTCGATATCAAGGCGACCATACGCTTGCTGCCACTCCAGATAGTCTTCACGTTCAATGTCCTGATAGGGTGCCTGTTGATAAGTGTGATCACTGTGCGGAAGAAACGATACACCGGACGCTACATCAAAGTTTTCGTAAATCCACGCACCAACATCCATCCACTCGTCTTCCTTGACTGTGATGGTCACAGACGGCTTGTGTTCACACCAGTGAATAGCATACGCCTTCCACAACTCTAGCTGTTCGATAGCCGTCATCTGTGTTCGCGTAACAGCCGAGTCAGGCGATTTCATGGCAAACGAGAAGACAGTGGTTGAGTCCGGCTTCATCACATCGGCTTCATTGTACACCCCTTGCTCCTTGAGGAACTGTGTCAGTGGGTCCTTGTTGTCACCACGAACGGTGCGGATGTAGTAATCGTTGTGCCTAGCGTGAATGCCGCTTGCAGCGTCCACCAGTTGCGATACAGTACCCGACGGCTTTACACAGGTGATAGCAGCCGACTGAGGAATACCAAGCGCGTTCGCGTACTTTAGATTCGCGTCTACGGCGACTTGTTTCATTTCTTCGAGCCAGCGAGGGGAATCGACGGTCTTGGATAAAATTGAGTGATCCATGATACCAGTCAAGGATACGCCCAGCAAGCGTTCGTCTTCGGTGTTTGTTTTCCATACTTTCCTCAGATACTTGAAGTCAGTCAGTGTGGACTGCAGAGTGCCCAAGATGGTTGCAAGGCGCACCTTGCGCTTCAAAGATTCCAGTGTATCGTTTTCACGCACAACAACCTCTGACAGGTTGCAAAACTGATACGGACGCAGGATGATCTCTGAACAGGGGTTTGTGCCCCACATGTGACCCGTCTCACGTCGCTCGTTACGGGCAACCTGTGCATCAGCCGCACCACGATTGAAGATGCCACGCTCACCAGACTTGGACTCGTACAGGGCGAGCCACTCGCGCATAAAGGTACCCATCTCTGGCTTGCCCTTATAGGCAACAGAGTTGTTAGCCAGCGCACGCTGACCCTCGTTTTCCCACCATGCACCAGACTTGGCGTGTGCCATCTGATCGTCATTCAAGTTCGACAGAGAGATCAGGGCAGAGCGACGAACTCCACCAACCACCACGATCTCACCGATCTTGCACATCAAGTCGTGACACTCAATCGGGAAGAGGCGACGACCCTGTGCCTTCTTGAACAGTTCGACAGTAAAGACAAACAGATCGTTGAGCGGCCCCGGCCCAGAGGCACGACCACCCATAGTCTTCAAGCGTTCGCCGGATGCGCGTACCTCTGACAAGTCCCACATAGGAATCTGTCCCGCGTAAAGCAGAGCAATCAACTCGCGCAACGACTTAGCCCACCCCGGCTTGGAGTCACCAACCTTAATCACAGTGTCCGTGTCGTGCATCGCGTCACTGATGACGGGCAGCTTGTCCACGTTCTCACGCTCAACAGAGAAGCCCACACCCGTGCCGCACATCAGGATGTACATGCACTCATCAAACGCACGGGGGCTGTCTACAGGGATGTAGCTACAGTTGTAGCCACAGATATTGTCACGAGCGAGAGCCGGTCCCGCAGTCATCATGGCCCGCATCGATGGCATGATCTCCTGCCCCAAGATAGCATCACGAATGTCTTCAATGTCTTTCGCTGGCAGGTCGTACTGATGCTTGCCCTTTACCTGATAGACCATGAACTTGAGATACCGCTCTACGGTTTCACTCCAGTCCTCACGACGTTGCTTGTCCTCAAGCCAACGTGCATAGCGAGACTTGTGTATAAATTGTTGGTATGGTGTAGGTAGCATATTATTCATTGTTATCTTCCTTTGTTGTGATCAGCTTGTCTAAGTAGAAGCGGGCTTTTTTGAGGTCTTCGATCCCGTTTTTGTAGCGGTATCTCCAGAGGTACTTGAGGATGTTGCCTTGCAAGTAGTGTTCGAAGCCGTCGCCTGTCGCCGCTTCGATTGCATCAAGGCATTCGATACCTGCCTGATTGTAGTGTGGCGGGTGATTGACGTTATCATGAGTACCTCCGTTTGCCCACGCGATGTTTGCCATACTTTGCAGGCTTGCCATAGTCTCTTCCGCTGCTTTCTTTTTCATATAATCCTCGTGTCTCACCGATTATCTCCATTGCCCGCAATCGTACCTGCGTTCATACGACACTTCAACTTATAAATATTCATCTCTGCAATCTGTTGCAGACTAAATCCCAAGTCATCTGCTAGAGCGGCGCAGTACCAAAGAACGTCGCCTATCTCTTTTGCTATCTCACCCTTGAACCGGGGGTCATCGCGGTTGTCGCGAAAAATCTTTTTTACCTTGTCCGCTACCTCGCCTGCCTCACCGGCAAGTCCGAGAGCAGGATATGTAATTTTCATTCGTTCAGGATAGATGGCAAACTTGCGAGCCTGCATCTGATAGTTATTAAGGTTCCAGTTTTCTCTGATCATTGTGTCCTACCAAAGTCTATCTTCACTACGTTCGTTCCTTCTTCATGTTCAATCGAAGGACCTTCACTTACATCCCTCATAAGCCTCACCAGACCAGATTCCATAATCTTATCGAAGTCTGTCTCCAGCAACTCCATGATGCCATTAATAACAACCGTACCAGCCTCATAGAACTCCTCATCTTCTACAGTTGTAGTGTCGTACGCCGACACAGAAAAGCTTTCCTCATCAATCTTACGCAGTATGATATACCACCTGTTCGGCATGAGATTTGCTTTTTCAAACTCAGTGTCATCAATCGTCGTCATCTTTTAGCCACTCCTCTGGGATCGAACCTTCTGCCCACTTAAATCCATTCTTTTCGGCCCACGCACCGTACGTAGTCTTACTGCCCTTGTAAATTTTATTTCGTGCATTCAAGAATACGATGCGAATATCTAGATCAGGATGCTGCTCCTTGATCAACTGCATCTTTATTCTGTCGCCCTTGTCGAAGTATCCCTTTGCCTCGACGATTATGTTGTGCTTCGTCAGATGAAAGTCTGGTGTGTACGTGCGAGGCTTCGGAACATACGTAAGTTTCATTTTCTCGTATTCGTACGGAATTTTTTTGTTGCTAAGTTTTTTAGCTATATCTAATTCGAAGTTAGATCGAAATCCTGCTTTTCGATTACCTCTTTTCATATTTGCATTCCTATCGATCCCATTCTTTTTATCACGTACCCTGCCACTCGCGGGGAAAGTTTTTCTATTATAGATAGCTCGTTTGTCAAACGATTCAGTGGAACGCATACAATAACTCCGGAATGTGATGCTCTGCCTATCTTCTGTAGCTCTGACTCAAGAGTGGTTATGTCACGCTTTTCAGTGTCAGATGAAAGTGTTCCTAACTCTGTGTAGTTGTCTCGAAGGGTGAGGGGCAGACCCCTCTCATTCATACGAATACGAATGAGTCTACGATCACCGCCACTTTTTACATGAGATTCGACATAGACGTGATGAAGATTACTATTCATCTCCATCAACTCTACCTCGTAATCTCTCACGAAGAGATACGGCATATCACAGTTCTTTCGTTTTAAGCTTGGTGTACCACACTTGTGGTGGAGACTTAGCCTGTGAAGTCACACGGGCATGTAGTTCTGCTTTCGGCCAGCAGTGATGTCGAAAGCCGCAGAGATTACACTCCTTCGCAAGAACTTTGTTTCCCGTACGCAGGGTCTCACCCTTGCGACGGTATGTTTCGAACTCATCAGGATAGGGCTTAAATTCTTTGACATCTGGATTTGTCAAAAACTTGACGCGATCAACAGCATCTGCCAGATATTTGGCACGGTCTTCTTCCTGCCATTCCGGAGCCTCGACCACGGCAACCTCACCGCTTGACTTGTTGACAACAATCCATCCACCGAACGGCATACCAGTGGCGGCAGAGTACAGGTAACCCTGCATTACATAGCCGAACGGGTCATCATTTTTTAGGGAGTCGTAACCGCCGAACCCAGTGAATTTGTTTTTGAACGCCCAGTCGCTTGCAGACTTGATATCCCAGACCTTCTCAGTCCCTGTCTCGTCTCGTATGATAACATCAAGAGTGCCCCTGATCGTGTGATCACCGAGTTTCAGTTCTACTTCTCTCTGGGCATCAACTATGTCCACGCCTGCTTCCCTCATGACAAGCATGAGGATGGCCTCAGTGAGGTCACCGAATAGAAAACGAAACAGTGTATTGTACTGCATCGATTCTTTTATGCCGCGCTTCTCCAAGACTTGCTGGCACAGTGGCCTGCCAAGACCGGACATGCGAATGCGATACTCACCACGCTTTTCGGTGAGTTGTCTTACTACAGAGTGTTGTGTGTCTTTAATAAATGTAGAAATGCCTGCGGGGGAAACGCTAGTCTCCCCCCGCAGAGCCTTTGACATGTAGTCCTGAATGTTAAGCAGCGTTAGCATCTTTGAAATCCGCAGCCAGATCGATATCGCTATCGTCTGACATCAGCTTAGATGCTTCCCTGTATTCATTCATTACGTTTTCGTTGTGAGCCTTTACAGTTTCAGCGAAAGTCCCCAACAGTTCCTTATCGTCGTCCGTAATAGCTACTGTGCTATCGAACGTAGGCAGAGGCGTCCAGAAAGTGACACTGCCCTTCTTCTGCCGACTGGTACGCAGCAGGATGTTCGTCTGCGCCATCAGCTTGTTCTGCTTCGTCAAACTTTGGATGAAGTCTGCGATAGGCCGGAACCCTGACCGCTTAAAGTATGCGATCACAGGTTCATCCACTACCTCGACAGGCGTACCATCAGGCGTGTGAAAAGAGCCACTGATGCGACCATAGATTACTTGATTGCAGACTACCGCACGCGAGTTCAAGTAACGAACGTCATCCTTGTCAAGAGCTTCTTCTTCGTCGCGTGACAGTCGTCCACACTTGTTGCCGCCCTGTGTATCGGGAAACTCACCGCCAAACGAAGTCTTCTGAACGGACTTACAAGAAAATCCACCCTTACCTTCATTTGCCTCCGAATCCCACACAGAGTATTCGTAAGTACGCAGCAACGCTCGAAGCTTCACCTCTTTCGCATATATAAACTGCCCGTCGAGAAACATCTTCCAGTCGCCCCTTGTAAGGTTGTGACCGTCGTCAGTTTCCTGATCGTAGTTGATATTCAGACGAGGTAGTCCGACCTTCTCAGTCACGGCACCGCCCTGACCAGTCAGCTTCATCATCTCTTCGACATTATCGCTCGACATTGCTGCCACGATACTATTTAAGTCGTTGTCTAGTGCTTCTACAACTTCTGTCCCTAACATGATCCTTCGATCTCCTTTACATTAAGGGTTGGTAGATTGATCTTACTGATCTACTTCGTGCAAGTCAAGCCAATTATCGCCCATTTTTATCTCAATACCGACAGGCATGTCATAGCGGATGCCGTATCTCCGTATAGTTTCTTCAGGCAGGGACAGCATTGCTTCACGCATCAGACTGACACAGATATCTTTTTCATCAGGATGACAGTCAATAACGATAGAGTCGTGGACGGTATTGCAGATGACAGACATCAAACTATTTTTTATAAATAGTTTGTCCAGTCTGACAAGAGCGGCGGGCAACAGGTCCGCAGTTGCAAATCCCTGCACAGGATAATTGCATATGTTCGTGCGATGTGTCGCCGTGCCATACTTTGTCCACCGCGCTTCAGGAAAAGCATACTGCCTACCAGAGGGAAGGGTGATTACTCGCTTTTCAACGGCCTCTCGCTGCAGGTCTTCGTGCCACGTGGACACTCCCCCGTACTTTTCTTTAAAGGCCCTGTAGTAGCGCTGCTGGGCCTCTGTGCCCGTGGTTCCACCGTAGAGTGGCTTGAACGTGTGAGCCTTCGCCTCTTGCCGCGAACAACCTATGACGCTTGCTGTATAGCTGTGAACATCTGTGCCGTCACGAACATCATCATACGCTTGCTTATCGCTAGCTAGAAATCCTGCGACTCTGAACTCCAGTTGCGAGTAGTCGCCCTCAATGATCTTGCCGTTCTCAAAGCGACTCTCGACAACCTTGCGTATTTCGAAGGTATTACCACGTGGCATATTCTGAAAGTTCGGGTTACGAGACGAAAGGCGACCCGTCGCAGTAACACATTGCATAAATTCTGGATGTATGATCCCGTAATCATCGACATTGTTTTTCATCCCTTCTACAAAGGTGCCCAAGTACATACGCAGTGCATTGTACCGCACATACGCAGATGCAAACTCACGGGCTTGACCCGAAAGTTCTAGTTCACGTTCAGCCAGTGTGTCCTTGTCTGTCCTGAATCCTGCTGACGCAACATCTCGCACACTACGTGGAACGATCTTAAATCCTGCTACTTCCCTTGTCGGCATGTACACGACACCCTTGCCGCTACAGTAAGTGCAGATGCGAACAGCCTTGCTTGGCGTGCCATCCTTACGCACAGGCCGCACTCTGCCCTGACCCAAGCAGGTAGCACAACGCTCACCCACTGTTTTATACACAACATCTGTGTTGTTACGAACAGCGATACGAAACTCTTTGCCGGACATTCGAGTACGTTGCTTGGGTTTCATCGTGGCACCACGAAGCTCCATGCCCAAGTTGAACAGATTTGACCACGTTCCCTTGTCTTTTACTTTTCGTGAGTACAGAAGCATAGACCTGTCGTCGGGACTGGTCAGACTTATGGGAGTGTCACCCATAGCTTCACGAGCCATGTCATTGAGACGCAACTCAAGTTCATCAAGTTCCTCTTGATATTGCTTTTCAATCTCCTTGAGTGTGTCGATGTTTATACGCAGTCCGTTTCGTTCGATACGGGAAAGCGTATCAGCCATCTCAAAGGACAGGCGAAGGGTGGGCAGTAGACTGTTCGTCATTGTATAGTTCCTCAAATGTAGTGCCAAAGGCATCAAGTTGTTTCAGAGCTACTTGCTCCGTGCTTATGACATCAGCGATGCCATACTCTTTTACGATCTCCCATGGTATGTCGTAGAACGTCTTTCCCTCGTCCAGATACGGCTGGACAAGGTCCTTCTCTTTTTGCACTGTGTCATACTTTTTTGCAAGAGCAGCAAGTCCAAGAGGCCAACGTCGCGCCTTCGATAAAATATATTCTGCAACCATCGTATCATAGATGTGTCCCTCGTATATGAAACCGCAGTCACGTATCCACTGCAAGTCGAACTTGATATTCTGACCAACAACCAAGTCAGCGTAGTTGAGTGCCAGTTGAAACCCCTCCGTAGCAGCTTGTGTCGGGGGTTCTGTGGAGTGATAGTAACAGTCATAGACCACCGCACTACCACGCCACTTGTAGCCTACCGACACAAGGCGATTACCAAAGTAGGGTAACGCAGTGGTGCCGCCGTTCGGTTTGTCCGTGTGAGTTGTCTCCACGTCAAAGGTCAGGACGTTCATTCCGACTCCTCCTCGAACCGTTTCCTTGCAAAATACTCCGCAAACTTTTCGACCTGTTCTTCTGAAAGGATAGGCCACCTCTTGCGTGCCGCAACATACTCTTCTTCGTAGAGACGTTCAAGCGCTTCTTCGTTGTGATGATTACTCATATTCTACGCCTTTCCCAGCAGGCTCACGAAAAACAATCCCGCCAGCAGTGTAGCCATACCATCACCACCAGTGTTGTTCAGAAGACTTATTGCTATGAAGAGAACTATGAAAAATCCCATCAGTAGTACACCCCTCTCTGTACATCTATCTGTGAGTTGATAGGCCCGTGCCAGCCATTGATCTTGTTCTTTGATATGCAGATGTGACGCACGATATTCTCTACATCACTCGCCCCTGTCTTGCCGATCCCTATGATGATATCAGCCTCGCCAGCCTTGCCAGTCTTCGAGTTGTCCATCATGTTGTAGTCAATAAATTGACGGTCATGTCCGTCGTTCGATGCTTGACTGACAGCCCACACCAGCATCTTGTTTCGCTTGGCAATCTCACGAGCGTGAACGTATGTCTCCTTGAGACGCTCGTCCCCACGATTATACTCTCCGGACACACGAAACTTATCAAGCTGATCCATAAACATGATGTCGGGCTTGTTAAGCTTAGCGTAGGCGTCGGCTTCTTCGACACCCATGCCGACAGCGGCCATGACCTTGAGATACGGCATGATATCTCTCTCGTACAGAGGACTGTACTTGGCACGGTTTTCGTCGAGTTCTTTGCGTGTAATATTGAAGAATGACTGGATCAAACGCAACTTGATTTTTTCGGCAGGCTCCTCATTTGCCCAGTAGACAACCTTGTGTCCCGCTCGTACATACGACGCAGCAAGGAAACAACAGAAGGTAGTCTTGCCCACCTCTGGACGTGCAAAGATGATACCCAAGTTTCCCCGATCAAGGCCAGCCACACGCTCACTGATCAGGCCAAACTCAAAAGGGAAGTCAGGCTCTCCGGTATTTGCGTCGAGCAAAGCCTCTAGGTCATCCGTCACTTCTTCGTAAGTGGTACGATCAGACATGCGTCCGTCTTCCACAGACTCGACCATCGACCTTAGTTCGCCAAAGTCCTCGCTCTCGCCCGTAAATATTTCAATCGCTTTTTCACCTATAATACGAGCGCGATCACGCAGCCAGAAGTTACGCACCATGTCGAGGTGCATGTCCATGTTATTCGGGTTGCCCTGATCTAGTGTGGCGATAAGCTCTTGCGCTCGCTCTCGCGTGGAGTCAGGCATCGCAGGGTTTCGATCATTGAACAAGATCGTGAGTTCGCCCACAGTTATGTCGTTCTCGTAAGTCATGTGTGCATACGATATGACATCGAACACATCACGCATCTCTTTAGTGAACATGTCACGGGTGACCGTGTTTGCCACACGAGAAAAGAAATCAGAACTGAGGCAAAAGCCCAGTATTTGTTTATCTATCGATATAGGATCGTAGGAAGTCATTACGTTCGTCCTTCTGCATGTTTTTTAGATCGGTTCTAAGAACCATGAGCTTTGTCGGCACATGCGTGTGTAGCGCACGCACCATAGTGATAGCCTTGTCAGTAGCATCCTTGTCAAGAGCTACGAACACACGCTCATATTGTTTCAATATTTCGATGTGTTCAGCAAGAAGATTAGTACCCAAGAGGGCAACACCTGCCGTAGATTCAGAGACGGAACAAGCACTCGCACAGTCCTCAACGATAATCGCACAGGCTCCGCTGCCGCAGGTAAACGGGTGCTTACTGCTTGCGTAACGATACCACTTCGGTGACCTGCCGTCTATCGACCTGCCCGCTGCATCTACGACCTTACTGCCACTTTTAACAAGAAAGACCACGCGGTTACGTTTGAAATCGTACCGAATGTCCGCTCTGCCAGACAAATATGCGTCGTAAGCTTGCACATGTTTTACATAAAGTTCAGCGTCTAAGCTACGAGAAAGACTAACAAATGTATCGGGTATCTCATAGGTATTACTGGTACGAGAAACAGGCAACTGTACTTGCGGGCCACGAAAGGCACGCGCTGCATATTCTTTTGTCAGAGTGATGCCTGTTCGACCAGAGACATTACAGTCGGCATGAAAACAATACCACAGACGCTGCATACCATCATCCGTAACACTGAACGTGTTTTTGTTTCCGCATACGGGGCAGTCGGATCGGTACTGCGTCAAGGCAGGAAAGTCGAGGGACTCAACATACCCACACAGCCACGCAGGCGACTTCGATGTTGTGCTGGTTTTATCTACAGACATGGCACCGGAATAATCGACATGACAAACCGTGTCAATACGAAAAAATATATTGACGACGCTTGACAAACCAGATACACATAAAGAACAACAACCTATAGGGGCTTATCTGTTATGAAAAAGATAATTAAAATCAACCCTGTAGCCAAACAGTTACGAAAATATGGTAAACAAATTATACCTGACAAACGTAACAAAGAAAAAGATAAACAAGCCAAGAAGGATATTCGTGATGGGAAGACCAGCGAAGATTGATGAGCCGACAAAAACCTACAGTCTGCTAATGTCTGTAAAGCAATACGACAGATTGTCTACACACTCTGAACGACTGCAAAAAAAGAGCAGAGAACAGGTGGCTGTCTCTGACCTAATGCGGGAAGCTATAGATATCTACTTGGAAGCACTGGATGACGATGACTATGACGGGGGACAGGGTGAAGCACAATCTGAAAACTAAGCCCCTCGAAATAGGGATTGTGAACCGCTGGCGGTGGGAAGTTGTTGCGCCAGTTTCGTCTGTTCGCATCGGGGAGACAAGTAAAGAACTTGTCAAAAGTAAGCAGGCTGTGGATTACCTGCGCCTCGTTACCATCTTTGTTGGTAAAAACGAAAAAGAGTGTAAAAGGTGGCTTGACACACACCGTCACATCTTGGTAAAACTGGGTATTCCCTACGAAGTTGGTAGCTTGTAGGGGGTGACGTTGTTGTGTGTGTGGAGAGCAGGGCTGGATTTTTCTGGCCCTGTTCTTTTTTGTATTGACGCCGTTTCTTTTTATCGATATGGGTTATGTATCGCAACAAGGAGGATGACGATGACTAGGTTATATCAACTGGTGATGGACAGCGCAAAGAACCCACTGTCCAACATCCCCGACCTCAACACCCGACATATGATCATGCAAGTTCTTGCGTGGATGTGGTGTATAATCTTTTCGTCATGGGTGGGATCGATTGTCGTGTTTGGTGTCAGTGCGCTTGTTCACGCAATCCTGCTTGCTGGCATTTTTATCACGTTGGGTGTGTTTGAGACTGCCAAGCGTAGGCCGCAGTATTTCGGTGGTTTAGGTCGAGGCAATGGAGGTGAGCATGAGTAAACTATGGGAAGCCACAGTGATTGTGGAATATGTGTTTGAATGTGACGGCAAAGATTTTGATGAGGCACACGAGGACGCAGTGCAAACCATATGGGATGCAGACAATATGTCGACTTGGAAAATCCATCTTAGAGAAATGGAAAATAAGCATGAGTAAGCGATTTTTTATCGAAGTTACTTTAGTTTCGTTCGGCGGTAAGCTAACGATTGATGTGTACGCCGGTTCCGAAAAGCAGGCGTGGGAAAAAGTAAACGACCTATTATCCCGCAGGCTGTGCGAATTAAAAACAGTTGCTGTTTGGAATGATGTCGGTCCTTTATCGGAGAGTGAGAATGAATAAACTGTGGCACAGGGTGAGGGACTACTACCTCACGCACGACGGCATAGAGATGTTGTTGCTGGCGTGCATGTGGGGTTCTTTGGCATGGATGGCCTATCACGCTGTCGTCGGTATTGTAAGGAGGTTCTTCTGATGGAAAACCATGTCGAATCTTGTCACTGCTGGCACTGTGGCGGCTACGGCAAAGTCGCTTACACAAGGGCTGTTCCCGATCCGATCTGCGGCGGCGACCTTGTCGAGGAGTACGGTCACTGCCACGACTGTGATGGCAGCGGGGGATTGTATCGCGCCAAGCTAACACAGACGACGGTAATCCGTGCCTTCTTGACACAAGCGAAACACGCTCTGGAAGATATCGAACTTAATTCGACAGACCTTGACACGATCTACAGTAAGATTGATGATCTTGTCGGTGACGTTGAACGCTACGAAACAAAGGTAGGTACACGGGATGAATGAAAACGACTGGGTAATTGTGTACGCTCCCGACGCTGATGAATGGCAAGTGTCTGATGGCCCTGTCGGTGAGCGTAGCATGTCATATGATTTTCAAACACGAAAGGAAGCGGAAGAATGGGTAAAGTATCTGACTGGCTAATCGAAATGGAAGAGGACGCATCGTACATGACGCGCCAAGAGTTCATCGACAAACACGGTGAAACAGTGATCGACATGTACGACGAACTGCAGTTGAAGTGGCAATACGATCACGCCGAACCGGGAGAGCCTGACGATGTGGGTTGATCCAGAAAACGACCCGAACCTCGAAAGTGTCGTCGACAAACTTGGCACGCTCAATAGACAAATCGACGACGCTTACTGGGTGGGCGACTTCATCAATCCCAACATCACAAACGAGGCAAAACGCTTACGCAGACTGTTGCTGGAGGGTAAACTGTGGGAACCAAAGTTCTGACAAATGACAAACGCACGACGCTATCGTTTGATTACGTTTGCGATAAGTGCGGCGAACCGGCCATGACCCGCGAGGGTGACCGGCTCCGCTGTCCGTCCTGTTGGCTGCGAGAAAAGGGACAACAAATAAAACAGCTTGACCATAGCGGATATCGGCCCTAATGTTGCCGCAACGATTAGGACACACGACAAGGAACAAACGACATGAAAAAACGTATACACATAAACCAGCACGTCATCCGCGCCAACAAAAAGAACGGCACGAACGATCCGGCGATCACTGTAAAAACGTATAAGGAAAATTTTTACGCTCATCGCGTCGGGATTAGTGGGCCATCGTCTGTTGTTTACTCACCGGATAAGCCGCTAAGTTGTGGCGCTCATGTGTGGATTGAGACTAACGAAACAGTAATAGCACATGGCGGCAAAAAGGTGAAAATCCTACGATGACAAAACAGGCCACGCTAATCGATCACGAAAAGATGATCTACAATATTACCAGCGTCTACCGTGACGCCGACGAAACGCAGCATGCGGATGGTTTGTTGTGGTATGACAATGCACAGAAGGCGGCGTATCGTATCGCGTTAAAATATGACGTTCCTGTTTATATCGCTGTTGCTGTTATCGCCGCGCTTTCACCTAACAACAAATGGTCACGCAACTTGATAAATGCCGACGCTTTAATCGGTGCCTTTGTTAATGGTGACGGCATCGACGCGGTGAAAGTCTGCACATATAACAAGATGAAACAGAAGGCATGGGACATCTTGGCGGCGCGTCCGGACTACGACGGCGCAAAACGTATGCTGAAAGGGCAAAAGATTACGTCGTTCTTTTGTGACATCATGGGCGAGTTCAACGTGACAATCGATGGACACGCCCGAAACATCGCTTATGGTGAGCGTGTCAGCTTGAAGGACGACCGGTCGAACATTGGCATCCGTGAATATCGCGCTTTACAAGCTGCATATGAGGCGGCAGCGGAACGGCTCGGCCTCATGCCCTACCAACTACAGGCGATCACTTGGCGCGTCTGGCGCGACCGGCACGGCATATCGTGACAAAAGATCGACGCCAAAAGATCGACGCCAAAACGTCGACGCCAGAATTTCGGGGATCAGCTAATGGTTTCCTGCGCCATCGTTCGGGGGCGGGACTTGCGGGCGGATCGGATCGGCGGCGAGACGATGGGGCCAGCCGATTATCTTTGCCGGATCATGAATTATTTTTTGCGCAGGGGTTCAACTGGTGCAAATCTTGTGCCATGATTCTTTTGCCGGTGTTTTTGCCGGTGACACAACAACGAAAGAAAGGGGCACGATATGCCACTTGATATTATACCTATCGAAGAACAAGCCGCCAGCCGTTGCAAGGCGAAAGGCGGGGACATCTGGGCAACCCACAAGCGGATTGACGACCTGTCGCTTTACGAGCAATTCGGACAGGTTCGACGGGTGCCACTCGAAGCACAGACGACTTACACCAGCCACGATATTGAATTTATCGAGCCGGTGAAGGTGCCTGATTATCACGCGCTGCAGAACAAGGCGACGGGCGGGCTGCTCAACGTCCGGCCAGTCGGCAAGACGTATGCCCTCATTCCGCATGACCTGCTATTCAGGGCACAGGCTGAACAACTGGCCGCGTCCGACCTGCCGCTTGATAACGTCGAAGTATGCGACCGCATCTATGAAGAGGGGGCGCGGGTTCACCGCACTATTTACTTCCACGACCTGCAAGACCTGACCACGACACGGGACGGCAAGCAGGACATGGTGCGCTGCCGGATGGACATCTTTAACAGCGTCGACATGTCTTGGGCCTTGCAGATATTTAGCGGGGCTTATCGTGACCTTTGCCGTAATACTTTGGTATTCGGCGGGGAGAAGGCGTACCACCAGAAGCGAATCCACAAGGGAGCCGTTTCGCCTGAAGCTATGATCGGCAAGGCGACAATGGGGCTGTCTATGTGGCAAAATCAGAAAGATCAAATGCGCTTGTGGCGGGCTGCGCCTCTCACTGAAAAGCAATTTGCAGAAATCTTGAAAGAGACGATTTGCAGAAAAAACACGGCGGCGGCACGTACAGACGAACGTCTGGCGATCAACGAGAAGCGGTTAAACTGGATGCTCGAACGCTTCAAAGAAGAAAAGGCGGAACTGGGCTTGACGCTATGGGCCGGTTATAACGCTTTGACCCACTGGGCAACCCACCTGCCAGATGCAACCAACAATGGCCGCAACGAGCGGAAACGATACCAGCGAAACGATCAGGTTCGCCAGATCGTCGATGGCACGCAATGGCGTTACTTGGAAGGACTGGCGTCATAGATGGATGAACTAGAGGGAGCTTACCTTTTATATCGGACGCTTGTGGTGATTGCGATTATCCTTGCGTTGCTACTTATCTTTTGACCAACACCCTGCGGGGAGAAGGAAAACACAACGATGAACTATCCACCTA